GACTTCTTAGAGGAGGGTAAAGAGTATGACATTGAAAGCTATGTCAGTAAGGGCAAGGATGGCAAAGAATACACAAATTGGGGATTGCCAAAAAAATCAAACCAAAATAACCAAAAGTTAGATGATATATACACGCTGTTAAAGTGGCTGATTACCCATCACCCAGATTATAAAAATGGAAAACAAAATAAAACAACTAATGTCGGAGATAGTGAAGGGGCAGAGTCCAGGCCGACTTTCTGAGATCAATACAGAATTGGGGGCGTGGTTCGCAAAATATGCTGACGAGTTAGAAAATATCCTTGTCTTTAAGGCTGACAAATGGATGGAACTAAGACAAGGATATAAGTCGGATAAGTCAACCGACAGGGCTTGGGATGCCCTAGAGGAGGGTAAACAAGAGATTAGGTTAAGAAGTCAGCTTAAATATATTGAAAAAATGTGTTCAAACATTAAAATTCAATTAAGGATAAAAGAGATTGAAATTAAAAATATATTCTAATGAGAAATAAAGGCTTCACAGAACTCATAGGCGTTACGAGGTTCTAGCTTTTTAATCCTTGGTCTAGGAGTCTCATCTATTAAGTCGTAGTCCATTAGAGTAAATTTTTAACTATTTCTCTTATTACATTTACCGTGACTGCATTTCCACAACATTTATATCTCTGGCTGTCACTTATTCCTTGAGTCCAATTATCGGGGAATCCTTGTAATCTTTCGCACTCTAAGGGGGTCAATCTTCTAATTTTTAATCCGTCTGATACTCCGTGCTTATCTTGTCCAGTTAAAGTAAAGCTTGGTTCTCCATCAGTTTTAAATCGTCTGCCGTTCTGCCTTTTATTTGGTCTGTCTGGGGTTAAAACTGGTATTGCTACCTTAGTCATCACTCCTCCGCCAGTCCCGGTTGGAATTGTTGGGCTTATGCCATTAATACTGTGGACTCTTCTGATTTGCTCGTGGCGTTTTTCCCAGCCGTTATTTTCAAGTGTTCCAACTACCTTTATCACACCATTTTAAGCCCTCAAATTTTGCCATTAATATATCTATTGCTGTTTCTATCTTTTTCATTTTTTTTAATTTAACCAATAACCACCTTTTCGAACTTCCCCTACCCCTTATTAAGCCGGAGGATACTTCCTGCACCTTCCACTTCCTCTCACCATTACCTCAGTAGAAGTCTTCCCGCTAAGAATCTTGTCTTAGCTCAAAGGGTGTTCTGAGTATAAAGTTTCGAGTATAGCGGGCGATTGTGAAATTTCCTTTTATCCGGCGAACCTCTTACGAGGAAAGATTGGGATATCGCACCCTGCCTCCTTAGAAGAAAAAACCACTTTAGGTGAGGCCCGACATTTAAGTCAGGATACTCCTAAAATGGTCTATTTTATAAGTATCCATTCTCACCTAGATGTTAGTTCCATCTACACTCATTATAACCACTCATATTTAATTTTCAATAGATACTTGTCCACAGGGTTAATAAGGATAAGGTTTTCCGTATCTATACTCATAGGCCCGTATCCTTCTCTCTCGTATGTAACCTTCCCAATCTATAGACTTCCTTTTCATTCGTTTAGGATGTTTAGATATTGAGACCTCGTATGTTGCGTGGCATTGATTACAAAGAGTTACTAAGTTATCGGGGTTGTTATCTTTATGATTACCATTTTTGTGATGAATTGATAAACTACCTGATTTTATGTGTCTGTCCTTAGTGCAACCACACAATTCACACGAACTCTTTAAATATTTTCTATAAGGATGTTTCCCATGCCATTTAGCAAATACGATGACGACGAAGAGGAAGAAACTTTCCCATATACCATGTCTGTTCACGCTCAAGATAAGGCTCACGAGTTGAATGTACCATTGTATAAAATCATGAATGTTGTATTACATGGCAGATCGCAACCCGTAACCATGTACCCCAATCAAACTCGTTACATAGGTCAAGGGATTGCAGTCTGTGTTGATGAAGTTACGAAAACCGTTATAACCCTTTATCTCGATAAAGTGCTAACTCCATTGCGCCCAGATCAAATCGCTAAAGGTGTTACGATAAATCGAAAAACAAAATAAGAAGGAGTAAATATGAAATCTTGGGTATCTCTTTTTCTTGGAGTTTTCTGCGGAAAGATAATCTCCCTCTGTGGCTATGAAAGTTTCTCAATCCAGTGGTGGCTTTTGGTGGTTTTGGCTACGTGTGTGTACGCAGTGGTATTATACTTACTCGATCTTTACAAAAAACACACTCCTAAAAAGAATCAATTATAAAGGATAGAAATATGACTATTGGTTTAGAAGATCAAATAAAAATGTGGCGTGATCGTTGCGGTGAATTGGAAATAAAATTACAAGATGAGCAACATCGGCGCATTTTAGCAGAAAGGGAATTAAGTGAGTTTGCTAATCGCGCGAACGATATGAACAATATAAGTGTATTGGAACTGCTCGATTTTATAGAACAAAATCCGTATTTGGACAGTTGGGAAGTTCGTTGGAAACAGTTACGTTCCGTTCTTGCTCGGCAACAGGACAATCTCATTAAATCCAGCAAAACAAATACGTGTCAACGCTGTGCAGGTACGAAACGTGCCAGCCCAAGTTTGTCCGATTAGGATGGTGTTCTGTGTCCAAACCCGTAAGACCCCCTGTACTTGCAATATATCAAATGGTTTGCAGGGCGTGTCAAAAAGTGTATCCGCTTGTGGTCGGAGCGGTGTGTCCTGAGTGCAAATCTTATTTACAAACGACAACGTTTGTTGAAAGCAATGTCGAAGAAAATAAAGGAAATCCTAAAATGCAAAGTTTATATGAATTTATGAAGTCGGTGAAGGACTGTGAGTTGAAAGTTGGTCTACGCAAAATGTATTACGAGAATGGGACGTGGATCGTCATGGCGGCAAAGTCCAATGCGAGCAAGTATGTCACAATCGGGAGGTTTCTTGAATCTGAAAAAGACGCCTTATCGGATGCTCTTGCTTGTCTTCGCGGTTATCACTAATTGGAAGGCTACTTTATGATAAAAAGAGTTGCTAAAAAATATCTTCATAAACTATGTCTGGATTATCCGTCCGTTGGTTTTCTTATCGGCGGCGACGAGTGGGCGGAAGAAATTATTGAGCGCGCAATCCTTGAAGCCTTCCGAGAAAAGGGGCAGTTGATGACCTCCGTTGGCTCGATGGCTTTATCGAGTTCTACAAATTATGCTGTCGCTAATCTCGGCGGCAACTAACACAAACCTATAGGTGTCATGTGGCTGTTTTTGTTCTGTTTCCTAATAAATTCATTGAATCCGCTTTGCGTGCGCTCACACGTCTTATCGTTGCGAATCGAAGGACGGCGAAAAGGAAACGTGTATTTGTTCGTCTTGCGGATCGTTTCTTTTGTTCTGTGCCAAGACGGGTGAAAATAAGGATGCTCAATCATGATTAGAATCTATTTGACAGAAGATGGTGTTGAAGGGTATCACGAAGGTTGTTCCTGTTGTTCCTATAAGGAGGGCGCATCCACTACGGATATTGATAACCTAATATCAAGGATGGAGGATTCCGTTAAACGTCTTCGCCTACTTTCCTTCCTGATAACAAGATATGGCGATACTCAACTTGCAACGTGGTATGCTACCTACAAAAACATAGAACGACTGCGACGCAATGTGGACGCGGGCAACAAATATAAGAAAAACCATAATATCTCTGGATCGTACTTCAAAGAGTGTTACGATCATCTTGAAGAGAACCTCAGACATCTTGAACAAGCCGAACTTGCCTTCAAAAAGACCCCCGCTGTTTTCAGAAAATACGTGGAGCGCGAATAAAGAAAAGGACATATGACCCTGACGCTTAGTGACGAGTTTGTAACCAACCTTCCTGAGATGGATGGAACACAATTAAAAATATATTTATATCTAAGATCACAAGTCGTTTCAGAGTTAAAGAAACCGCATTGGATTGAATGTAGTTATGCCACTCTGATGTCAGGCACAAACATTCTTCACAGAGCAACACTGCGGAAAGGTATTATCGCACTGGCGGAAAACGGCTGGTTGATGGGATTCAAAAGAGGCTACTACGACAAAGCCAAAAAGATAAAGAAAACCAATTCCTACCTGCTTGTATACGAAAGAGCGGCAGACTATCATAAAAACGTTCATAAAGATTGGTATACAAAAATGATGAATTGGGGAAAGGCGCAGTAATATGAATAAAGTTATATATAAATTTTCAAGAAAAATTATAATTCCACCTTTGAATACTCCAAAGAAAAAGGTACGCGGTAATGCGACCTGTGAGGTTGAAATATATGACAAGGATGGAACGACTCTGCTCAATAAGGAAACTTTGAGTTCCAGTTTTTACGATTGGGGCTATAAGGGTTCTGCTCCTACGGCTCTGGCGATTGTGGTATTGAAGCATTATCTCGGAGATTCCTTTCAGGAGCGCATTCCGAAAGAGGTGTATTTGCCGTTCCGAAACGAGTTCATATCCAGCCAAACAAAAGACGAATGGCAGTTGACGGACGAAGAGATAAAAAAGTGGTTGGAAAAATTATTGGAAACATGGTAGAGGGATCAGAGATGTTATCGAAATACAAAACTGTTATCTTACCCATTCTGCCCGTCTTACTCACGGGAGTGTGTATTTTCATCGTATCCGGCTTGTTGCGCTTTCTTTTATTTAAAGAATCTGAACGGATACAAATCCATCTTCCGGCTATTGACAAAAAATAACATTAATGGTATACTCATCTAACGAAAGGGATGTTTATAAGTGGATATGTGATTATGTGGAAAAATAACGATGGAGTATTGAATGGAGAAGATGACTCCCCTCTCAGCCAAGAGGGCTTTTATGTTGACCCCGAAGATGTTGAGGGAATGGACGAATCTTTTGATTATTATTACGAATTAGGCGATGAAGATGGGGAATGTAACTTTTATTGGAACGAGATGTCTTATCGCAAGTGGCATAAATCCTGCGTCTATTCTGACGAGAGCGCGTTTGAAAAAACAGAATGGGATTTGTTTTTGACGGAATGAAAGGGTGATATAGTTGGCAGAACAAGCGGAAGTCGAGTTTTCAGAATGTCAAATCTGGTTTACCGTTAGGTCAAAAGATTTAATTCAGACGGATGGCAGGTTTTATATTGTCCTATCCCCCGAACAAGCAATTGAATTTCTAAAACAACATCTGAAGAAAAACTCTCATTTTGAGGAAGACAATGAAAAAGATTAAGATGCCGCAACAGGCTTACATTATCGTGGGAGATTTGGTAAATGTTCGTAGAGCGCAAGACGCCTTGCGGGGAATTTGCCAACCAAACAGCGAGGACTATATTTCCGAGAGCGATTTAAAAACGGTTATGTCGATTCTCGCCAAGTGGTCTGATGCGATGTTTAAGCGCATTGACGTTGAAAGTGGTGATAACGAATCCTGACACACGCAGGATTTACACCAACTGACTCTGGGGGGATTGATTGTTAAAAGCAACATTGTAATTTTTCTGGATCAAGGGAATATATAGTTATAATATCCGTATGATTGACGGATATTTTTGTGTTTCAGATAAAATTTTTCGGTAAAAACGGAGTGGAAGGGAGCGTGTGTGCTTGACCAGAAAACTACAACAATTTTGGATATATAAGATAAGTTCGGAACGTCTGAGAAATTCAAAATACACCTTGCAGTTAACGTTGGCACAGGCTCGTTTGAATCAGGAAATCATTTCGATTTCCGATTCTCAGTTGGTTCGGACAGTCAGGGAGATTACAGAGAATCCTTTTTCGGAGACTCTTGTTCTCGATGTATCAAAAGAGAAACAAAAACTGGCAAGGGGTAAAAACGCATCTCGTCGCAGACAAAGACTGTCCCAACTCAACGAACAGTTGGACGCCATGCTTTTTATACCGCAACTGGTCAGTATAACATTTTCAGACAAACGCCACGCCGACGTTTTGTTAAAGAAGGATGGCTTTTTACTTAACGGAAAAAAATACATACCCTTTATGGCGTCAAGTGGTATGATCCGCAGAAATACGATGTTGTTTGCAGATGAGGAACTTGTTCCAATCTTAACTGAGCGTTTCGAGAATGGCAGGAATAAAGAAGTCGAGATAGTTCCCGCCAAGTACGGTGTTTATTTCTCTTTGGTCTCATCTTCTTCGCAGTCTGTTGGCTTTCCGAATATATGTGTTGTTTCAGATAAAGTAATACGAACAACTAGACGGGTTGATTTTTCGGAATGGCAGAGTGATGATGATATAAAAGAATCGATTGACCCGCTTACACACGAAACGGAAAAGGAGTTGGATTTAAATGCTTTTGACGGACAGGGGCTTGTCAGTCCGAAGCGGGCGAAAATGTGGAGTGGCGATTTGGGATTGGACTACGTTCCCTCCGCCTTTTTGGTGCGCTCATCCTTTTTAAAAGGATTGTGTGTAGTTTTTGATTTTCATAAATTTGCAAGAGAGAAAGACATCGATGTATTGACAGACATCTATGGTAATACAATCCGCGTGGCGGATGTTGATGTTATTATCAGCGAATCCCAGTTTAAACTTTGGAACTCATATTCTTCGACAGACGAGTATGTACGTAAATGCAGGGCTAATAACATGGGATGGGGCATATCCCGATATACCCCCAAGATGGAAAAAGATTATGGCTTTTCATCGTATCAATTTATTCAATCTTTAAAAGCGGACGAAAAAGTTTTGCAGGAACTATGCAAACCTACGGTGGAGTGGCTTTCGTCTGTCTCTGGAATGGATTTGAATTCAACTCTGCTCTATTCGATGGGCGATGTTACATTGGAGAAGGATTGGTTTAAACATATCGAACCTCCTTTTCAAGCGTTGTTACTTGAAAACTCTCTATTGCACGATCCCTATTTTATCCGTCGTTTTGATAAAAATATCGCCAAGCGTAAACGGGAAGCGTGTATGGGTCGTCTTGTCTTTCCGGCAAATTATCAGTTTATGATCTCAGACCCTTATGCTCAATGTTGCCACGTCTTCAATATAGAATTTGAAACGTTGTTGGAGGAAGGTTTCTGTTACAGTCATTATTGGAATAAAAAGGCAGACACAAAGGAAATAGCATTGATCCGTTCGCCCATTGTGCATTACTCTGAGGTAAACGTTTTGACATTAAACGCCACAACTGTTTGTAAGGAGTGGTATAGCCACATTGAATCGGGTATTGTATTTCCTCCCTTTGGAGTATCGCTGGATATGGCGATCATGGGAGGCGCGGATGTGGATGGGGATACGTGTTTCAGTACAAACTATAAACCTTTCATTTCGGCTCGTGTGAAAGGTTTGCCTATTTTTTATAATACGGTAACTGCTCCGAAGGCAAAGATAGCGGATCGAAATTCGGTATTGGCGGCGCAAGCAAAAGGTTTTGGCACAAAGGTTGGATTTCTGACCAATGTTGGAAGCACCATCGTTTCCATGCTGGCGGATTTTGCCATTGATAGCAAAGAGTATAATACTCTTTTCAATCGTTATAAATTTTTAAGAACAAGTCAAGGTTACGAAATAGATAAACAAAAGGGGCTTATTATTCCAGAATTTCCAAAATGGTGGACAAAGAAAGCCAAAATACGAGATGACGATTCGAGTTTGACAAAGGAACGCTACGAATTTAACAATCGTCTGTTGGTTACAAAAAGACCTTACTTTTTTCGCTATTTATATGACCATATGAATTCACGGTGGTTGAACGAGGAGTCATTTTACGAAAATATATCTAGGACGTTATATGCTCTAACGTGGAGCGAACTGCTCAAGTTGAGAGATAAGACGAAGGAACAGAACGATCTTGTGGCGGAAAGAATTCGTACATCGGCATTTGTGGACAATTCAAGTCTTATGAACAGAGTCTCACATCATCTTGAACAAAACTTATTATCATTAAAAACATATCGATCTCAGGATAGAGAAAATTTTGATTATCGTGTTCTATGTTCCATCACAGAACCCAGAGTTTCCAAGATAGATGTCGAGAAAATGCAACTTCTTTTTAGGGAGTATAAAAGTTTGAAAAAGGCGTTAAGAGAAAATCGCACATCCCATGAGGACAAGGATTATTCCACGTTGGATCAAATCAAAAAGTATATAAACGACAAGGCATACTCCAGTATAACGTCCAATGCTGAACATCTTGGCAATCTGGCTGTTGTTGTTTGTTATAACCGTCTGGGAGAAAGTAGCCGCGTATTTGCGTGGGATTGTTTTGGGAGGGAGATTGTGGAAAACATAAAACGAAAACGGAAGGATAAGTTTGTTCGGATTCCGAAACGAAGCAAGACCGGAAATATACAATATCTATTTTCGATGTATGGTACGTTTTTGGCGCAGACGGAGTTTGAGGTGTAAATGTATAAGCCTATTTTGTATAACGAAAAGGAGCAGGGAGAACAAGTTTATAAAAACGGATTTTCGGAATCTCTTTTCAATCGAAGGGAGTTAATCTCTCTCGCCAAATATTATAGGCACATTTTAAACTACGGGGATCGCCGCATTCGGACAAATCTCATTCTGTTTTGTCAAAAGCACGATGTCGGTTTCAACGAAGTATTACACGCCCCTCTTTTGAAAGAGTCTGTGTCGAGTAGCAAACGTCCTTTTGTTGTTAAAAAGAAAATACTATTTTCCGAAAAAGAGATGAAGGTTGTCCGAGAAGTTGAGGATTTTCAAGGACAGAAGTTCTTGTTGGGATTGCTGGCGTTTGCAAAACGGGACAAAGGGTATGTCTCTGTTAGAAGATGGACGGATATTAAAAAATGTATGGGGCTTGCATCGGATACGAAGCGTTTGTACGAGTTTATTAACTTGTTTTACAAAAAAGGATATGTCGAACCCTCTCGCGTAAAACGATACGGATCAGCCCATAAAGTTTTGTTTGTGGATGATTCAGAGGAGGGGAAGTCTGTTTTAAAAATTCTAACGGATTCTGACTTCAGAAGGCTTGGTGATATATATGTTAACTATTGCGGTGATATAGTTCATTTTTGCAAAACTTGTGGGGCGGAGATGGAAAAACGCTCCAATCGCCATGTGTATTGTGATAGTTGCAGAGAAGAAAGACACAGAACTATAAAAAGAAAATGGTGGCGCAAGAAGCGGGAAAAAGGCTTGAAAATCCACTAGACATTTAGAACCTCGTTTCTTAAAAGAGAGAAGATGACTACTTTTAAATGGCGAGGGTGTGAGGTATATCGAACACTATGATGAAAATGAATGACTTGCTCGACGTTATCGCCAAACGTGCGAGATTTACAAAGGCGGATGTGAAAACCATACTCGATACACTTGTTCAAGTTTTCGAGGAGGCGGCGCGCGAGAATGTACCCATCAAGGTACGCGGTTTTGGGTATTTATATTATCAAATGTTGGGGGAACGGAAGACTCGCGCCTATACCGATAAGAAGGGTATACGTCATCCCGAACAAACTTTTCCGCCTACCCAGAAGGTTGTATTCAAGTTGTCTGAGAATATCCGTTACAGCCACAGACGAAGAAAGAATGGTCGTTGGAAGACTGATGTTGAAGAAGGGAGTTAGTGTAAAATGATACTTCATGACGGTGTGACCTATACGGTTGTAAAATATACGCCTTTATACACGTCTCCGCGATTTAACTCAAGCAAGCAACTCGACCTGCTGGATGGAACGCTTGTGAAGGTTACGGAATTCAGGGATGAACATATCGATGGTGTCCTATGGCGTCAAGTTTCTCATCAAACAAATTTAAAAACATATACAGGCTGGTTGCCTGATTTCTTAATAGAGCCGTTTTTGTACGATCCGATAGAGTACGGAATCATAAAGATAAAAAATCCGACAAAAGATTCTTCTGATTTTAATCAGAATATTTTTTATCTGGGAAATACCCAATACAATCTTTGCGGAGAATTTTGTGTTCTTTATTGTGCGGGTTGGTTTAATTTTATAGAGGATTGGTTGGATATATGGAGAAGCAAATCTGTTTCTGTTTTCAACCGAATTTTTCGCGGCGGTAAATCGACAACAACGGGAATCCCAGATTTAAATAACATGTTTCAATCGTTCGACGGATACCCGAAAAATATACCATTGATCTCGGATGTGTTCAAATATAAGGGCGCGTTCCTGTTTACGCCCTTTAAACTAAGCAAGGTTTTATGGAACAATTATATTATTGTTGGTTGTAAAATAGAACCGCGCTTTGGGAGATTGAAGTCAAGTGGAATTCCCCATTGGGTTGTTATTGTAAAGATGGAGTTAAATCAACGTGGCGGGCTTGTGTACATATATAACCCTGCGTCCAATTCAATAGAAACGTATGCGTGGGATGATTTTCTTCTTTCGGTTACAAAGAATCCGTATGGGATTGTAGTGGAACGAACCTGAATTTAACCCTTGACAGGTTAACCTCTATGTGCTAAAATTATATTAATTCGGGCGGTGGAAAACACACTTGTATACCGATACCCGAAGAGTGTAAGACAATCTGTTTTTCGAGTTGACTCCTTGTTTGGACAGGTTGTCTTACATACTATATCTCCGATTGGTCGAATCCGGTAAGGCACTTACTTTGGGAGTAAGGAATTGGGAGTTCAAATCTCTCATCGGAGACAGAATTTTAAAAAAGCAAAGGTATTATATAATGATACTATTTTTGGGAAGAGAAGATTTGAAGGAAGAATACAAAAATGTTGCTTGTGGGGCAACGTTGTTTGGACATTTCAAACCCAACGCTCAAGATGCAATTTTGGCTGTTGGTATGGCACAGTTTCGAGAAACGGACGGTAGAAGTTACAACGCCGTTTATCCTCCATATCCCCCAGATAGAGAAAATTAAAAATCGAGCGAGAGACTCTCTCCAGATTACACGTAATGTTAATGAATAACAGTTGCTTTTATTGTGTCAGGTTTGTGAAAAATTATTACTATAACACTTCGTTTCGTGTCCAGTGTCCTTCCTGTGAGAGAATTATCGACATAGACGAGCGATGGTTGTATGCGGGATCACGCGCTATATTTCATGTATTCATCCCAACAAATAAAGTTTCCTGCTCTTATTGTGGAGCGAATATTCCGCAAATTACTTTCGAGTGTTCTGTAAAAATGAGTTAAACATCTTATTTTGAATAACTAATTTATTGGAGGCTTATATGGTAAGAGATAAATTTCCAGACCTTGTAACTTTTGAACTTCAGATGTGTATCTGCGGTCATTCTGATAAATATCACTTTGCCCTCGGCTGTTGCAAGTGTCACTGTTCTTCTTTTATCACATGGGAAGAATACGACGCCAAACAAGAAAAACTTCCAATTCAGGCTAAGTCTGCTGGCGAGGGCTAACATCTAAGGAGGTATTATGTCAAGGTATAAAGTCCAACTTGACACAACAGATAGTCCTAAGATATATAAAAATGCAAGGCGAAGATACATTTCAAAAATAACCAGAAAATGTCATCTGTGTCCGTTTCATTCAAATGAGAATGCAGGACGCCAACCGAAGCATAAAAGTTGGAAAGATAATAGATCGAAAATAACACAATACGGGGAATCTTAATTGTATTAGAGAAGGGGGTATTTAATTTAATGTTAGATAATCTGCGACTCAAAATAAGCAATACTTTATACGGAGAAAATAGTCGAAGTCGAAACTTGATACTTCATCGGAAAGAACTTGTTTCAGAAGAGGCTGACCGTTTATCTCTTTTTGCAACCCCGAATCCAAACTATGTGTTAGGTTTTGACGAAAGCCATTGGGGAGGTGAAATTGACGTTTCACAATCCTATGCCAGAGGAATGCGCTTTGCTTTTTTCAAAGCGGTGGATGGGACGCTCAACACAAATTACTGGTCTGTTAACCGTCCAAAGGCAATACAGGGTGGTTTGGTGGTTGGCGACTATGGCTGGCTATACAAAAACATAAATGTAAGTTGTGTTTCACAAGCGCGCGCCATGTGGAATCGAGTTAAAGATGTTCCGCGTCAATTGCCTTTTGTGATTGATTTTGAGTGGACATACTATGGCGGAAAACTTTCTAACCCAGATTATAGCGACTTGGATATTTTCTTGACGGAATTTATCAGGGTAAGTGGTCAGAAACCATTACTCTATACCGCCGCAGGTTATACATCGCTTTTCGGCGCAGTTCCTTCTTATATAAAAAATAAAATAGCGGGTTTGTTTGTTGCTCATTACGGAGCGATAACCCCAATGCTACCTTTAGGTTTGGATGTGTGGGATTTCTGGCAATTCGCTTCCACGCTGGATCAGGACTACTACGCTCCTTCCTTGAAGTTAAAAAAAGAACTGGACGGAATTTATTGGAAATCGGGCGAAGCCCAATTATATACACTGGCAGGTTCAACACCAATACCGCCAAGTGACGGAGGAGGCATATCAGGTATGATTGAAGATAAATATTATAAGGTGACAGCATCATCTTTAAACATTCGTTCGAGCGGAGCAACTCTTTCTACAAACGATCTTGGTACTTTTAACCTGCTTGTGAATGATATTGTTCATGTGGTTGAGGTTGTTGTATCGAACTCTGTGACTTATCATCGTCTGAATAAAATATGGCGGAACGGAATAAAGCATGAATATCCATTTTCATCGATGCCCCTCTATGTAAATTCTCCTACGGCTAACTATTGGTCAGCGGAGAGAGGCGTAGATGTTTGGATGGTTGAAGTGCCTAACCCAGAACCGAGCGTCCCTGATCCGACTCCTCTCCCATCATCGATGAATAATACGGTGGAGTTGCTGGATGATTCGGGGAACATTATGGCAGTATATAAAGGGATTCTGACAAAGCAATGAATTTAAAAATGAAATTAAGTTATCCAGACACGGATGCGATTGTTCCGCCTCCGGCTGGTTATATAATAAAGCAGGTTCGTGATTGGAAAGATTCGATTATGAATTCTTATGGATACGATATATCGCGAGGAGGCTGGAATGCTGGTCAGTTTCAGGTTGTTACCGCATATGTAACAGGCAGGGGAAAAGATGAACCTGTTGATGCTGAAAGATGGGTCGGGCAGTGGTCAGCAATAACGAACTACAACAAGTTAAATAACAGGCACATGCTTAACTTGGCGAAAATGCAGTTGTTGGAACATGGTTATAAATACGATGAGATTTCAGATGAGATGTTGTTATCGATGCGCGATCTTGTTTTGCCCGATGGCTATACAGTTAACAGAAAAATGGGCTGGCTGGATCAAGGTGTGAGGGTGGGCGTTACGATTATGTGGAACATAGACGGCAAAGATTGGGATACAACCAACGAAGCCTGTTATGGTGCAATGGTCAATGGCGGTCAACTTGTAGCGGTATCTGAAAAAACGTACAACTTTTTCGTAAAGATGCCGAGCAGAAACTTTTCCGAATCCGTTACCATGCGAAGACTTTTGACATTTTCTGAAAGCGATTGGGGAAAATCACACAAAGAATATCCTTATCTTTCTCAGTGGGCTACTGTTGCCAACATGGGAAACGAGTATGGAGAATATATAAGAGGTCATGTTTTGTGTCCTGTGGCTTTGAGTCCTTCCTTTGATTTTGCGGGAACGTTTATTCAAAAATATTGTTACCTGCCTGATATTTGGTTAAAGTAAATTTCAAAAACACTTGACAGAAATGTGTCTGGTGTGGTAGAATTCATTATATTGGCATTTCGTTCAATGGCTAGGACATGATGCTTTGGACATTAAGATGATGGTTCGATTCCTTCAATGCCAGCAATGCGCTCAAAAAGAACAGGAGTTTTAAAGTATATGTCGATGGATCAAAGAGTCTTTGAAGAATGCTTGGAAGCGTGGAGGATGAGTTCCGGTAACAGCACAACTCCTTTTTGGGATACCCTCGCTAAAAAACACGGATACCCAAGCACAGAAGCCTTGCGTTCTCAATTTAAGCGAGAGAGAAAAAGTAGACATATAGAGAAAGACGGACAGAGAACAGTCCAGCAAAATCCCATAGTTGGCGTTGTGGATATTGAAACTCTGCCTTTGGAGATAAGAGGGCGCATGTGGAATATTCACAATCAGTACATCCCTCATTCCATGATCGAATCGAATTGGGCGTTACTTTCTTGGTCTGCAAAATACTTAAATCAGTCTGGGGTTATCTCTGATGTCCTATCGCCAAAAGAGGCGGTAGCCAGAGACTCGGAGCGTATATTAACGTCTTTGTGGAAATTTATTGATACATGCCACATCGTAATTGGTCATAACTTCGATGGTTTTGATGGGGGAATTATTGTCTCCGAACTTACAAAGTACGGATTACCACCTTTGAAGTATAGAACAATAGATACTTATAAATTGATTAAGCGGCATTATCGCTTGCCTTCTTATAGTTTGGCGTATGTGAACAGGTTTTTTGGTTTGCGGGATAAGATGAGCAACGAAGGAATGCCTTTATGGAATCGCTGTGCAGAAGGTGATCCAGACGCATTGTTGGAAATGGATACCTATAACCAAGAGGATGTTCTGGCGGGCGAAGACCTTTTCTTTAAGATACAACCCTATTGCGATAATTCGATTCCAAACTTTGGCACGTATAGTGACGAATTGTTACAAATATGCCACTGTGGAAATTCTAGTTTCAGAAGAGAAGAGAGGGATTGGTTTACCAATCAAGCGCGATATGCAAAATACCGCTGTACAAAATGCGGGGCTTTACACAGAGGAAAGCGGAATCTCTTAACAAAAGATAAGACGAGTTCTTTATTGGTTCGTTTATAAATTATTTTTATCGGGGTGGAAATATAAAATAATTTTTTCTAGGGGGTTATATGACCTAGAAGGGGGATTTTTTATCTCTCCTATATCGCTGGAGTCGCATAGTTGGTCGATTGCGCCGTTCTTGTAAAACGGAATACAACATCACAGGTTCAAATCCTGTCTCTAGCCCTCAATTCTTTATAAAACATGTGGCTTTAAAAATAACTCGTATGACGTATAAAATAGGTCGGATGACCTATTTTTTTTGTTTTAAATGGTTTCAAGGATTTCTGATAAGTGGAGGCGAGCGTGAGTTACCGAAGCAGAAAAATTACACAGATACGAAAAGATGAATCGATGCCAGAGGATCAAGGGTACTGTCGAATGTGCCGAAGAGTACAACCCTTATCGTACTTTCATTCCGCACTTGACGAACGCATTGACACGAACAAACATCTGTCCATATGCAAGTTTTGTTGTGACCAGATATTCAACGAAGAAATGGAACGCAATAAGGGATCGCTGGAGTTGGCTGTTCTAAGCATGTGTAGAATCTTAAACATGCGATACGACGAACAAGCCATCGAATCGGCAAAAAAGCATATCGAAACGAGAGGGAGCGATCCTAAAAAGTTTATTGGTTTCTACAAGGCGAAATTGGTGACTGTTTCGAGAACATCTGTAAGCGATGGTGCGAGTAGTCTGGATTTAGGATATAGAGATAATCCGACTGTCAATTTAGCCGAGCAACAACAGGAAGTTTCTCAAGAAAATGAATTTGACGAAGATCGAGATTTAAAACTTTTTTGGGGAACAGATGACAGAGATGAAATAGAATTTTTAGAAAGAGAGTTTATATCTTTCAAACAAACCCATAAGGCGGACACATATGCTGAGATAACACTGCTAAAACAGGTGTGCAGAAAGTTATGGGATATTGAAAAAGATAGAAAAGTTGGAAAGTCGACAGACGCATCCACAAAACAACTCATGGAACTGATGAAGAACTTGGCGATAAGTCCGAGCATGTCCAACGCGGCAATGTCTGGGAAAGGGGTAGACACACTTGGAACTAGGATAAAAGATATAGAAAATTTAACTCCTGCTGAATGGGTTAAGGATAAATCTGTGTATCGAGATGTGGATGATTTGGAAGCCTATACTCAAAAGTATATTGTTTCCCCTTTGCGCTCCTTTGTGTCTGGATCAAAAGAATTTACTGTTGAAAATACAGAATCGGAGATTGACGATGAAGACTAAGAAGGTTTTCCAATGACATCATATGCAAATTATAAAAATGATTACTTAAAAAATGCTGGAAAAAAGAGCGATCAGTTTTCCAAACCAAAAGTTATGGTCAAAGCAAAAGAGATGGACGAACAACGTCGAAAAAATACTATAGATTGGATCACCTTTTATCGCAGAAATGTTCATCGTTTTGTGGAGCATTACTTTGGGATAGAATTACATTTTTATCAACGAGTCTGGATGTACTTGATGGGAACGCGCGATTCGTTCGTTGCCATTGCGTCCAGAGCCGCCGCAAAAACGTGGCTGGTCGGGGTTTTTGCCTGTGCCAGAGCCGTGCTGTACCCAAACTCATCCATAGTGGTTGTGTCCAGCACAAAAGAACAAGCGGGTGTAATTGTTGAAGAGAAGATAAAAAACCTTCAAGAGAATTATCCGAATCTTGCACGGGAAATCAAAGGTATAACCACCAACCTTAACAAATGGCAGGTGGATTTTCATAACGGGTCTGTTATAAAAATTGTGGCGGCAAGGGATAGCGCAAGAGGTAAAATAAGTTGCCTCAATATGCAGAAATGCGTATTATAAAAAGCGGAAGAAATCGGGGAGGCTGAGACGCTAATCCGAATGGAAGGATAGTCTAAAAAACTAACCACATGCAACGCATAGACATTGAACCTGTATACAGAATATAATATGTCCAAGAGTCCGCTTCGCCTGTTTATACAGGATGAAAAGATATGCTGAACTTTAGAGAAATAAATCTAAAGAATATACGGATAAAAAGCCGTATAGATAACAAATTGAAAAGAGCCACATTTACAATCTTTGAAGAGTTTCGTCTGATAGACAAATCTGTATTGGATTCTGTTATCAGACCCTTTGCTTATATCAGACCAACGCCATATCTTAAAAACCCAGAATGGCAGGATTATGGAGAAGAACCGAAAGAGGTTTTCATCTCATCGGCATATTATAAACATTTATGGTGGTATGACGAAACCAAAAAGAATATAAAAGACATGCTGAAAGGACATAATTCCGGTTTCATTGCGTTCGATTGTCGCATTGCGGTGGAACATCGCATTAAGACTGCGGCTCAACTAAGGCGTGAAATATCGAAGATGGGAGCGATTGACGCTTTACAGGAATATTACAACATTCCTTACGGGGAGAGTTCTGACAGTTATTTTAAACTAAAACAATTTATACGGCTGAGAACACTCGATCAGGCTGTTTATCCTCAGAGAGACGAGACATATAATACAAAGAAAAATCCTTATGATATTCGGAGAGTCAACGGAGAAATACGAATTCTAGCCTGTGATACGGCACAACGCGCGGGGCGTGAGAATGACCTTTCGATAAATTCTTTCATAAGGTTAATCCCAACACATCGCGGATATATTAGAGAATCGTTATTTATGGAATCTTTTTCGGGAGAAAACTCAATCCGTCAAGCCCTTCGCATAAAACGATTGTATCACGATTTGGATATTGACATAATAGTATTGGACGTGGCGTCAGGCGGAGGTGGTTTGCAAATTTACGATCAACTTGGACAACTAACTAAAGACGCGGAACACGGGGAAGAATATCCGGCTATGACGGTTATGAGACATCCTACCATCGATGACGCAGAATACGATGAGTTACACAAGCGAACGTTGGCAATAGACGCGCAACCTGTTATTTATCCAATATCCGCCAGTGCCAAATTAAATTCTATTATGGCTACTGAGATGCGTGATAAACTTCAAAAGAAGTTATTTAAGTTTTTGGTTGACGAAACAAGAGCAGAAGATTATTTGATAAAAAATCGTACTGTTGAATACATGACAAACGACGACATAACCGCCAAAGTATTTTTCATGCAACCCTATATTCAAACGTCGTTGCTCGTATCTGAGGCGATTAGTTTGAGTTTAAACTTATCAGGAGGGAACATACGTTTGGTTGAACCGGATGGTGGGCGCAAGGATCGAATTGTTGCTACAATGATGGGAAACTATTATGCTTCCCTTTTGGATGCAGATTTACTACGAGAAAACGATACCACATCGGACGAAGATGCCATGCTCGGAGTTACGATGGTTTACTAGATTTGAAATATAAAGATGGAAGGGAGATACAAGTATGCAAATAATAGATGCCAAATCACCCGCCGCTCAAGCGTCGACAGACTCGTTTGCTTTGGTGGCAGGTTCTATATTAAACGCTACACTGGCTCAATCTGTTGCTATTACTATAAAGAACACAGGGGCAAATTCAATAGATTGGCGGGTGGATGCGGGAAACGCGTCGGACTTAAGTGACGGAGTTACTGTACAAAATTCTGCGGCAGTTGCGGCAAACGCGACAGCCTCTTATAGTGTACAAATTGCTCCGTTTTCGTATTATGGGGTTTACATAAAAGCAACGTCGGGCGGCTCGCAAGGGGCTGGTACAGTTAAAGGGCGAGCGAAAGGATAGACTATGAGAGCAAGTGACCTTGAAGATATTTTTTCGTATCATCCGGCAAACGATGAACAATTGGCGACATACGGAGAAATAAGAAAACGTGCGTTGGAATTCGCCTTATTTTTATATAATACGTGTCCAGACAGTGCCGAGAGAACATTGGCGATTCGAGACTTGCAAAAAGCAATGATGTTTGCCAACGCTTCTGTGGCGATTCACACATAAAATTAGAATAGAAACGAAAGGAGGGAACAAACTTGGCTAAGAGAACAGTAAAAAAGAGTGTTGCTCCTTCTAGTCTCCAAGATGAAGTGAAACTGAGCGAAGAGGCGGTGTTTGACGTTTTGCGATTTACAAATGCTATGTATCAGACGGGCGCATATACCCCCGATCTACTGAATAGCCGCATGAAAGACATAACGCTTTCTCCGCAAATTGCTACATCAGACAAGATAAATCAAGCCTTACAAAGTCCAAAGGATAACGAACAGCAATTGGTCGGTTATAGCGAGTTTTTGGAATTGAATTCCATGCTCTATAAAAGAATATTGCTTTATTTCTCTGGGCTTTTGTCGTTTGACATGTTGTATGTTTGCACAAATGCTGACGAAGACGATTACGATAAACCAGCCTATAAAAAAGATTTGGCAATTGTGAGAGATTTTTTCGATAGATTTAACATAAAAGAATCTTTTAAAGTTGTCATGAAGGAACTTCTTAGAGCGGAAACTTTTTACGGGGTTTTCAGAGAAGACGGGGAACGATATATCATACAAGAGTTACCCCAACAATATGCAAAATTGACTGGACGTTGGGACTACGGTTTGTTATATGATTTCAATATGTACTGGTTTGTACAGCCCGCAGTTTCTTTGGACATGTATCCCCCTGTATTCAAGAAGATGTACAACAAAGCATTCAAAGATGGGTCTATAAAATATAACCCTGCGGCGGGCATTGATTCGAGAATGGGAAACTGGACATATTGGGTGCAAACAAGCCCGAAAGATGGGTTTGTGGCATTCAAGTTATTCCCTGAGATTGCGGCAAACGTACCTTTCCTTGCCCCGTACATGCCGGACGCAGTTATACAACCTGTTATACGCGAACTTCAAACGAATAGTTATATCGCAGAAGCGAGTAAGATTATATTTGGTCAGGTCGAATTTCTTAAAGATTCCACTGCCAAAGTTAAAGATTCTTTGACATTGACACCGGAGACGTTGGGTAAATTTCTAGCACTTGTTAAATCTGCCTTACCCTCCGCAATTAAGGTTGCCGCCGCTCCGCTGGCAAACACATCGGCTATGGAGTTTTCTGGCAATACTGAGATTTACGATTCGTATCTTTCCACTTCGGCTTCCAGTTCGGGTATTAACAGCCGCTTGATTTATTCCAAAGATAGACAAAATTTATTGGAAACAAAACTCTCGGTGGATATAGATCAGAATATTGTCAAGCCTGTATACAGTCAAATGGAAAACATGTTAAACTTTTACGTAAATCGAAAGACGAAACGTTTTAAGTTTAAATTCATGTTGGAAGGTTTTGAGACAGGTCTTGATCGAGATTCAAGGCTCGAAAAAGTTAGTGCGCTCGCAGAACAAGGCATTGTTTTATATCAAAAATATGCAAGTGCTTTGGGCATGAACCCGTTTGACTTCGAGCGCATGTTGGCAGAAGGGCGCGGTACTAACTTTGTGAAGAAGTTAACCCCGATACTAAAGTCCAGTCAGATGTCAAAAGAGTCTCAGGGTGGCAAAAAGAAGCCATCGGGTAGACCAGCCAAACCAGATTCGGAATTGGGAGAGAGCGGTGAACAAACCCGCGCTGATACCGAAAACGAAGAGGATCAGGAATAATAAATGTTGAAGATGGATTTTGAAGAATTGCAGGAAAGCGGCAAAAAGGGAGATTGGTGCTTCTTAAACAATGCGGGTCGTACTTTGCTTGTATTACGATACGGGGATGACTCTTTCAAAGATGTAGTAGTTCTTCCTGTGACAACAGAACTTGACCCGTCCGGTAGGTGTTGGAGTTGGAATGGCGACACAAAAGTTCCGACTCTCACGCCATCCATACTGGTCAGAGCCTATGCTGGCTGGACAGATGGTTGGCATGGTTACTTGAAAGATGGAATTTTAATAGACGTATAATTTAATTTTCAGTTTAAAAAAATTAATATCTATAACTGATAGATATGGGAGAAAAAAAATGTTTAAAAATAATCTGGTAGTATCTCTAAAATCGAATGGCAAGTTTCTAAGAGAAAAGGGAAATGTTATAAGAATTCCGTTTGGTTCTGAATATTCTTTGTATTTCAAAAATAACGATTCTCGAAGAGTTGCCATC